TTTTTAAATACTTTCGGTTCAATTATCACTTCATCGTTGTCTATTTTTTTATTTTCTTCAAGTTGTTCATTTTCTTCTAGTTGTTCATTTTCATCCAGCTGTTCATTATCATCTAGTTGTTCATTTTTCATTAGTTTTTTATTCTCAAATATATCTGATGTATCAAATTCATTAATTATTTTTTCACTTTTATTTGAAGTATTATCACTAACATTATTTTTTATTTTTTTTGATGGTTTGTTCAATTTAATATTTTGGTGTTCAACATCTATTAAATTCAATGATTCCATCAATTCTTTTTTAGATTTTCTTCCTCTCTTTAATTTTACAACATTTGGTTGTTGTTGACTAATTTCTTCTTCAGCTACAATCATTTATTTTATTATTTAAATTGTTTTTAAATATATTTTTATTTATTTTTTTCATTTAAACAATATCATTTTTATTTTTTCAATATAAAAATAAAACAATATCTATTTAACTAATTATAATGAGTAGTATTCCGTGGATTGAAGCATATCGCCCAAATAATTTTGATAATGTTGTATTAGATTTATATAACAAACAACTTCTTCAAAATATTATATCAAGTAAACATTTTCCAAATTTATTATTTTATGGTCCTCCAGGAACTGGAAAAACAACAACAATTATAAATTTAATAGATAGATATCAAGAAATTCATTACGTGAAAAATAAAGAATTGATGATTCATTTAAATGCCTCTGATGAAAGAGGAATTGAAGTTATACGTAATCAAATTTATCAGTTCGTAAATTCAAAAAATTTATTCACAAAGGGATTAAAATTTGTTATATTAGATGAAGTAGATTATATGACTAAAACAGCACAACAAGCATTGAGATATCTTTTACAAAATTATACTAGCAATGTTCGTTTTTGTTTAATTTGTAATTACATTAGTAGAATAGATGAAGGATTACAACATGAATTTGTAAAATTGAGATTTAATCAATTGCCTAAGGAAGAAATATTTTTCTTTTTAAAAAATATTTCAGAAAAAGAAAAATTAAATTTTACAGATGATACTTTAAATGAGATACAAAATTTATATAAATCAGACATTAGAAGTATGATAAATTTTATGCAGTCAAATCAAGATAATATTAATAATATAAAAGTTATTAATAGCACTACATGGATAGATTTGTATAATAAAATTATTTGTAAAACATCAATATATGAATTGAATGAATTTATTCAAGAAATTAGTATATCATACAACATTGATAAAAAAAATATAATGAATAACTTTTTCCTTTTTTTGATAAGAAATAACGATGATATATTAAATCCAAACTTTCTAAATTTTTTAGAAAATGTAATTCACACAGAAGAATGTAAGTCAAAATATTATGTAAATTATTCACTCACTCGACTTTTAAAATTATTATAATATTCCATTCGCATATTCAATTTCATTATGAATTCATTTGGTGGAGAAAATTTACTAGGATCGAAACAATTAGTTTTTAACTCAAAATCGTTAAAATATTTATTTACATTTTGTACGTCATTTTCCATAATTTTATTTATTTTTATTGGTTTAGTTTTTTCAATTGTAGCCATATGATTCTATAATAGAAAATAAAAAATAAAAAATGAAAATATATTTTAAAATTAATTTAAAGATATTTACTAAATAGTATTTAAAGAACGTTAAATGTCTTTATCAGAAAATAACTTAAACAACGAATGGGAAGCATTTATGATTTCTGCTAATGAGTCAGATGATGATAACGATGCTAAATCCAATTCTAAAAATGAATTTGATGGTTCAAATATTGAAACGTATATCAACACGCAACATATTCATTTGTATGAAAATATGACACCACCAAATCCAACCCCTATATACATTTCTACAAAATCTAAAATATCTTATTTAAATATTCCAATAAATTTAGATATATTTTGGAGTATTCCTATCACATCATATTCAGTAGCATCAGAAGGATGTATTAAAAAACAATCAAAAATAACTTCAGCTACAAAAGAAGAATTAGATGAAGTTCAAAATAAATTATCAAGAGAAATTTATGTTGAACAACACATTGTATGTCATGTTGACAATCCAACTGGTAGAATTAAATTTAAAGATACAAGAAAAGTTTCTGTTGGAATTTCTAAAAAAGATTTAACAAATAAAATTAAATCCAAACAAGCATTTTATAATTGTTTAGCATTAATTATGAGATTTAATATAGATGGATTATTTCGTGAATTTCATATTAAATTATTTAACACTGGAAAAATAGAAATTCCTGGAATTAAAACTGATTCTATGTATCTATATGTCTTAAATAAATTTATAGAGTTTATTCAACAATTTCATCCAGAAACTCCTATTTATTGTAAATCTAATAATGACATAGTTTTAATTAATTCTAACTTTAATTGTGGGTTTTACATTAATCGAGAAAATCTTATTCAAATTCTTAAATATAAATATAATATTCAACCAATTTATGACCCTTGTAATTATCCAGGTGTTAAAGCTCCATTTTATTATAATCCAGAATTAAATATACAAACTGGAGTTCTAACAAAACAAGAAGATAAAGATAAATATAAAAATGTTGTTAAAATTCATTGTTCTATTTTTAGAACGGGAAGTGTTCTCATTCTTGGAACTTGTGATGAAAATGTATTAAATCAAGTTTATGAATTTATAACAAATTTACTTAAAACAGAATTTAAATATATATGTAGTAATTTAATTGATGATCTGAATCGACCTAAGAGTAATAAAGATAAGAAAAGAAAATCTCAGAAAAAATTTGTAGTGATTGAAGATGAAGAAGAATTTGAATTAGTTGAAGATATTGACGTTGAATTTTAATTTTAATTATTTTTATTTTTATTTAAAAACATAAAATACGTTTCAAATAAAAAAATAAAATGTGTCAATAGTTTACAATTAGATGAATCTTGAATTAAAAAAGTTTGATATGCGTTCAATTACTTTTAGAGCAAATGAGAGTAAAGGTCCTGTGATTGTTTTAATCGGTCGTCGTGATACTGGTAAATCTTATTTAGTTCGTGACTTATTATATTATCATCAGGATATTCCTATTGGAACTGTCATATCAGGAACTGAAGAGGGCAATGGATTTTATGGAAAATTGGTGCCTAAATTGTTTATTCATAATGAATATAATACTGCTATTATTGAAAATATTTTAAAGAGACAAAAGCAAGTTTTGAAGCAAATTAATAAAGAAATGCAACAATTTAATAGGTCAACCATTGACCCACGCACGTTCGTCATTTTGGATGATTGCTTGTATGATAGTTCCTGGTCTCGTGACAAACTCATGCGTTGCCTCTTTATGAATGGTCGCCATTGGAAAGTGATGTTAGTGATAACAATGCAATTCGCTTTAGGTGTGCCTCCCGCACTGAGAACCAACATAGATTATGTTTTTATTTTAAGAGATCCTTACCTAAGTAATAGAAAACGAATTTACGAAAATTATGCCGGTATGTTTCCAACATTCGAGGCATTTTGTCAGATAATGGATCAATGTACTGAGAATTATGAGTGCTTAGTAATAAATAATAACACTAAATCCAACAAATTACAAGACCAAATTTTTTGGTACAAGGCAGATGGCCACGGAGATTTTCGTCTTGGTTCTCGTGAATTCTGGGAATTATCTAAACAACTAAATGATGACGAAGAAGAAGACCAATATGACCCAAATAGCGTCAGAAAAAAAAGTTCGGGTCCTCGTATTGCTGTAAAAAAGAGTAAATGGTAGACTTCCATTTTTAAAAGTACAAGTATTAGTGAATATTTATAAAAAGCATTTTACATATTAGTATAGAGATTTTAAAATATATGTTTTGATTCTCCCAAAAGAGGAGCAAAATATAATTACATCTAATTTTTTAAATCTTGCTCATCTTTTGGGATTAGCAAGTTTCATTTTAAAACCAAGATATAAAATCTTGCTTTTGTTTTAAATAGCAAAAATAATAATATATAAAAGTATATAAAGATTAATTTATATTTAATATCATAGAAATAAATGGACGTGATTACTTTGATTGAAAATAATCCAATAACAACTTTATCACAAACATATAATGTTAAATTATTAGAAAAAATGAAATCACATTTTTCCACTTTTGAACAACATTTATTTTTATCAAGTTTTTATTGCTACTTAAATTATCATCTAACAAATGATTTTGTAATTGATTTTGATGAAGTTTGGCATTGGTTAGGATTTGCACAAAAATCTAATGCAAAAAGATTGCTTTTAAAAAAATTTATTTTGGATAAAGATTACAAAATAAATAAAAATATGAATACTGAAAATCATGGAGGAAATAATCGTGAAATTATTTTAATGAATATAGATACATTTAAAAAATTTTGTTTGAAAGCTGGAACTGAAAAAGCTGATGAAATTCATGATTATTATATTAAAATGGAACAATTAATTCAAGATACAATTAATGAAGAATCAATTGAATTAAGAGTAAAATTATCTAATTTTTCGCAAACTTCAGAATATGAAAAAAGAAAGGCTATTGAATCAACATTAATTAATCAATTTCCTGTTAATACAGAATGTGTATATTTGGGAACAATTGGCAATACAAATGAAAAAGGTGAAAAATTAATTAAATTTGGTCACACTAATAATTTGGCAGTTCGAGTGGCAGACCATAGAGATAAATATGACAATTTTATATTATTAGAAGCTTACAAAGTTCGAAATAAAGTTGAAATTGAAAATTTGATTAAAACCCATCCAAAAATTAAAAATCAAATAAGAAACATCATTGTTAATGGTATGACAAAAAAAGAAATTATTGCTTATGATGAGAATAATTTTACAATTAATGATTTAAAAAAATTTGTAAAAGACATTATAAATTCTAGAACATATAATATTGAAAAATTCAATCAATTGTTGGAAGATAACGATAAATTGTTAGAAGAAAAAGAACAATTAATAATAATAAATCGAGAATTAAATTTAAAATTAAAACATTATGAAGACATTATTACAAGACAAACTATTCAAATTCAAGATATGCAACAAGAAATTGACTTGAAAGATAAGTTATTAAAAGATGAAACCAGCGGAATGGAAACTAAAATAAATAATGATGATATAAAAGAATTAGTTATTTATCAAAATCCACTTATTCCAAATGACGAAAATACTAAAAAATTTGATGAATTTATAGATACTATGTGTATAGTTCATCCTGAAGTTGAAGAAGCTTCTACTAACATGGAAGGTGCTTTTAGAATTTGGAATAAAATAAAACCAAAAAAAGAAACATTTCATTTGCTAAAAACATATTTAGATACTAGATTTAAACCTTCAAGAATTTCAAATCAAAATAAAAATCAAATTGTTCATGGATATATAGGAGTAAGATTGAAACATGTAACATATTCGAAAAAATATATTAATAATGATGTAGAAACATTTTTATTTGAAGTTTGTAAATTTACACCAAGTGCAAAAATATTAAATTCAACTCTACTTTCTGAATATCAAAGATGGAAACAACAACTTGGAAAAGAAATATGTTCTGATGATATGATTAAAATAAAAGAATATCTCAATAATTGCGAATATGCTTTAAAAGCAACAGTTCATGTAGATCAAAATTCAAATGAAGGATATTATGGAATTCAATTGAAAATTGATGAATATAAACATAAATATACATCTAGTACTGGAAAAAAAGTAGAAAAAGTTGACAATAAAACTGAAATTGTTCTAAGAACATGGGAAACCATTGCAAAGGCTGGTGAGGATGAACATATGTCCGCTTCAAAAATGTCAAGAAGTATTAAAAATAAAATAATATTTAATAATGATTATTATTATCGGTGTTCAAATTGAAATAAAATAAATTATATTTTTATAATTTATTTTATTAAAAAAATATATTTTTAGTTTTAGTTTTAATTTTAATTATAATTATATAATATAAATATGATTAAAACATATGGAGGAATTAGAGGTTCACTTACAGATTTAGATTTTAAATATATTCAAGATCCAACTAGAATTATGTGGTCAAAAAGTGTTATGCCAAATGTAGCAAAAATAGTAAATTTAATATCAACTATCCCATATAATAGTTTTAGATATGATGATGATATTTATTTCAAAATTGTAAAAACTATACAACAAATGGATGAAGATGATGATGATGAGACAAGGTTGAGTGAACTTCACAAAAACAAAAAACCTACAGAAGAAAAAACTGTAGTAGGTTATTCAAAAATTAATATGGCTCAAACTCTTCAAAGAGAAATGACTA